GCTCGACTGGGCAACGAACCTGCTCGCCATCGCCGCAGGCCCGCCCGTGTAGGCCCGCATGGGGGCCGTCTACCCACCGATCTGCGGGCAAGTCCTCTGCGGACAGACGCTCTGCAACACCTGGCGCTCGACCTGGGGGCGCTCCACCGTCGTCCTCAAGCCGAGGACGTTCTCCATCACGATCACCGAGGGGCCGCTCATCACCCTCACGGTCAACCGGCCCGTCCTTGTCCTCAACGCCCGCTCGTTCGCCAAGCAGAACGACACGGCGAAGACCCTCGGCCGGTCGGTACTCGTTCTCAGAGGCAAGCCCTTCGTGGTGCAGCCGTTCCTCGGGGTGCTGCTCAACCGGCCCGTTCTCTACCTGCGCGGGAGGGCTGTTCTGCTCGGCCTCTCCTCCACGCTTGCCTTCGCAAGGCCGCAGCTCATCCTGCGAGCGGGACGGCTCGCTCGCGTCGGGAGAGCTGGCCTCATCCCGACCATTCCCGAGTCCAGGCCGCTCGTCCCCACGACGAGTCGCCCGGGCACGCTTGTCCCTACCGCTCCGGGATCGCGCACTCTCGTCGCGACCTCCACCGGCACACGTCCCCTCCAGCCCACCGATCCCGTAGGGGACGGCGAGGAGCATGGGGATCTGCTCGTGCCATCGCCAACCGTAGTCCGGTAGGCCCGCAAGAATGACCCCGTGAGCAGCTACTCGCCGACCGACTGGGTTGACGGCACGACCCCGCTCGATGAGGCGCATCTCGACAAGATCGAGCAGGGGATCGCGGCGGCGTACCTGCGGCTTCCCCCCTCCCCCACGGGGCAGGACGGGAAGTGGCTCACCGTTGCAGGCGGGGCGATGGTGTGGGCAGCGGCTCCTGCGGGCGGTGGTGGCGGTCTGGACTGGGAGGGTGGCTGGCTCGCGCCGACTGCCTACGTCAAGGGTGATGTCGTCACCTACGGCGGGGTCGTCTACGGGGCGGTCAACGACTCGACAGGGCAGACGCCCCCGGCTGCGAGCCAGTTCCCGGTCACGAACATCCCGGTGGCGCTCGTCACGGCGCTCCCCTCCTCACCCTTCGACGGGCAGGAGGTTGTGCTCGTTGACTCTCTCAGCGCCCCGACCTACCAGTGGCGCTTCCGCTACGTCGCGGCCAAGGCCACGAACAAGTGGGTGTTCATCGGGGGCGCTCCTGCTTACGCGGAAGTGGCAACGACTTCGCCCACTTTCACCAGCACTTCCTACATCGACACAACGCCATCCGGCCCCTCTCTTGCCGTGCCTGTGGCGGGGCTGTATGTGGTCGAAGCGGGGTTCCGCGTCATGGCGAACAGCGGCGGGAACGCGGCGGCAATCCTCATGTCGTATGCGATTGGCGCGACCGCAGCGGTCGATGCCGACGCCACGGGTTTCGGTGTTCTCGCGGGTGCTGCCAACCAGCCTGGTGGTCTGTCGCGAAAGCGGAGCAAGGCGCTAACGGCCGTGACGCTTGCGGCGAAGTTCCGCGTGACCGACAACACTTGGACGCTTGGTGATCGCTACCTGGCCCTGACACCGCAGGCGGTGGGCGGATGAGCGAGCCGTACTGGACTCCGCTCGGCGGGCAGCCGGTGGACTACGAGGGCAACTGGGTCGCGGATACGCAGTACGCCCCCGGCGATGTCGTCGTCTACAACGGCGTCAACTACCTCGCCGTCAACCCGTCGCTCGGGGTGACGCCTCCCGCGAACCTTGCGCTGCCCTTCATGGGGACGAGCCTGCCGTCCACTCCCTTCGACGGGATGATCTTCACGCTGGTCGATTCGCTGACCGCTCCGACGTATGCGTGGCGCTTTCAGTACGTCGCTGCGAAGGCGACGAACAAGTGGGTCTTCATTGGGGGTTCTCCGGTCATCGACCAGAACGATGCGAACGCCATACACGCGCTCGCACTCGGCGTGTGGGGCGATCCGACTTCGGGGGGTGTTGGGCCGCAGTTCACCGTGCCCGTCGCTGGTGACTATCGAGTTGGATGGGGCTTCCTTGGATTGGGGCAGGGCGGTTCGGGCGGTTACCCGGAGATGGGCATAAAGATCGGAGCAGCGGCGGTCGCCAACGACGATCAGATCTCGGGATCACAGACCGCTCGCGGCCCGTCCACGGCTCGCGTCAAGAGGTTCAACGGGGTCGTTGCCGGGACTCTCATCAAGGCGCAATACCGGATGCAGGCAGGTGGCTCGTTCAACCTCAACACCGAACGTTGGCTCGAAGTCCTCCCAATCGCGGTGGGAGGCTAGATGTCCGAGCCAGCATGGGTTCCGATTGGGCCTGCTGCCGTTGCCGACGTAGGGGCCGAGGTTGCCTACGCGGAGATCACGGCCCCCGTCTCGATCACGGCCACCACCGAGGCGACGGCTCAGGTCGTCGCTACCGCCCCGGCGTTCGTTGCGGACGGCTCCTCGCAGTACGTTGTCGAGTTCTCCAGCCCCGCCGTCAACCCGGCTGGTGGCTCGGGGTCATCCATACAGTTGTGGCTCTTCCTCGACGGCGTATCCATCGGGCAGCTTTCCTACCTCAACGCCACGGGCGCAACCGCACCACTCTCCCCCCAGCGACTATCCCGACGCCTCACGCCTGCGGCGGGATCGCGAGTGTTCAGCGTCCGAGCCTGCGTCTCGACGGGGACGGGATCAGTCGCCGCAGGGCCGGGTGGCACCCCGGCGCAGAACGTCCCCGCCTTCATCCGCATCACGAAGGTTCCCTCGGCCAGTCCCGCTGGCGTGGCCGGAAGTGGCCCCATTCCCGCAGGGTCGGTCATGCCCTTCGCGGGGGCTGCGGCTCCATCTGCCGACTGGCTCGTCTGCAACGGAGCAGCCGTGTTGCGCTCGGCGTACCCGACGCTCTTCACTGTCATCGGTGTCGCATACGGGGCTGGCGACGGCACGACGACCTTCAACCTCCCCGATCTCCAGGGTCGCGTCCCCGTGGGCCTGGGAACGAACGCCGCTGTCAACGCGCTCAACAAGAACGACGGCGTAGCCGTTGCGAATCGCCGTCCGCAGCACCGACACACGGCGCACTCTCACACGCTCCCCTTCGCGCAGGACAACCTCTCGGGTGGATCTGGTGGAGCGAGGCCGTATGTCGCGAGCGGGATGAGTACGGGCACGGCGGACGGCGGGTCGGGGGTCGCAACCGACTCGCTCGACGCCCCGGCGTACCTTGTCCTCAACTACCTCATCAAGACGTAGCCGAGCCTCGTGGGAGGATTAGGGACATGACCTTCAAGCAGATGTACGACCGGGTGAAGTTCACGCTCGGCGCAGAGGAGATCACCGGCAACGATGAGGTCGCCCTCATCAAGCAGTTCTTGAACGACGGGGTGGTCAACATCCTCACCCGCACGCGCCCGTACACGCGGAAGATCGACCTCGTGCTGACGGCGAATACGCCGATCCACGACATGTCGTCGGAGATCCTGGCGCTGGTCGATGTGCAGGCGTCGGACGGGAGCTTCCTCAAGCGGTATTCACGGGAAGACATCACGCGGATGCAGGGAGGCGGCGGTGCGGGCTTCGCCTACGAGGAGCCGCTCTTCTGGATCAGCCCCGTCCCCACGGCGTCCCAGACGATCACCGCCTACGGGATCTTTCGCCCGACGCCGCTCTCGGGCGACACGGACGATCCGCAGGCCGCAGGCTCGGGTGGCCTGAACCCCGAGTTCCACGAAGCCATCGTCATCTACGCGCTGTGGAAGATGGCCGAGTACGTTCAGCACGAAGGCTCGGGCCAGGGCGAGAAGTGGCGCACGCAGTACGAGGGACAAGACGGCACCGAGGGTGAGATCGCCCGCATCAAGCGCATCCTCGCCAAGCGCGTGACCCCGCAGGCAGCGTCTCGCCGCGACCTCTCCAACAACCTCGGGACGCTCTCCCCGTCAGGCTCCTACATCGGGGCCACGGGTGGCTAGTCCCACTTCGATCCTCGCCGACGTGCGCGGGTTCGCCCGCGATCACGACATCTCGAACATGCCCAAGGGCTTCGTCTGGGATCTCGCCGACTACCTGCCTGATCGTCGGGGAGCGAAGCTCGAAGTGCGAGGGCCGTGGTCGTACTTCTCCCCGGCGCTTGCGGGGCCGATCTGGGGTGGTAAGCACGCGGCCTTCCGTGCAGGCACGAGGCTCCTGGTCGGGGGAGGCGGGACGCTCTACGACGTGAACGTCGCGACAGGGGCGCTGACTCCCATCGGGACTGTCCCTTCCTCTCTTCAGAACGGCGTCCTCCTGCGAGATCGCGTCTACTTCGCGGACGCAGCGGGGGCGTCCCAGCCGAAGGTCATCACGCTCGCGGCGGGAGGGGCGTACAACGCTGTCGGCGGCGTCCACACGTCGGGGCCGAAGGCCACCCTCATCGCCGCCTACAAGGAGCGCCTCGTCGCTTCGGGCGTTCCCTCGACGGTCGGCGATCCCTCCATCGTCTACTTCTCTCCGCTGGAGACGCAGGGCACCGCTCCGAACGTGGGGCCGCTGTCGGCCTGGGACGCGAAGTCCGTCATCGGCATGAACCGAGCCGTGACCTCCATCTTCCCGATGGCCGCACAGATCCTCGTCTTCCATGACGGCTCCATCGAGCGCATCCGGGGATCGAAGCCCCCGGCGACCTCGGTGGACTCGGACATGTATACGGACACGTTCTCGGCGAATGTCGGTTGCTCGGAGCCTGCGAGCGTGGTGCCGTGGCAGGAGAACGTCTGCTTCGCGAACCCGCTCGGCGTCTTCCTGACGGACGGTGCGACGATCCGCTCGCTCACCGACCAGGGCGGGATCTCGGATCTCTGGCGGCAGGCGTACTCGATCAAGCGGACGGGGACGCAGGTTCACTCGGTCGTCTTCCGCGATCTGCTCTTCGTCACGATCCTGACGACCTGGAACACGGGGACGGCGGACGAGCAGCGGCCGATCACCCTCGTCTGCGACCTCATCGACCGGACGTGGTTCCGCTTCCGCAACATCAACGCGATGGCGTTCATCGACTCCGAGATCGGGGTCGAGGAAGTGTGGTGGGGAGCAGACTCGTCCGTCCCCTCGCTCGGGGCTGATCGCGTGTGCAAGCTCTCCCCGCTCCTCTTCGGCCCGACCGAGTACGACCCGGAGGCTGGGATCCCGGCCGTGTCCGACGCAACGGACGGCAACGGGCTGCCGGTGCTGGGGCGGCTGCGAACGGGCTGGATCAAG